GGTTATTCGCGACGACAGTTTTTTTTTAGCGACAGCCTAAATCTAATAGGGTAATAAACGCACTGTATGGCTACACAAAGAGAAGTTGCAGACCATTTGGATTTATCGGTCAAAAGAATCTCAGAATTGATTAGAGATGGTATCTTGCCATCAAAACAAGGTAGAAGTCCTTTAAATATAGATGTTTGCAGAGTTGCTTACATTTCGTACCTTAGAAAGCTAGGTGGTTATCATAAACGCAGTGGTTCAGGCGATATTGCAGAAGAAAAAACTAAACTAACAGCAGCTCAAGCTAGAAAAGCAGAACTAGAAGTAGAAGAACTAGAAGGAAACCTAATACCAGCACAACTTGTTGAAGATACTTGGGTTGACTATGTATCTAATGCAAGAGCAAAGCTATTAGGATTACCTTCAAGAATTGCACATCAGGTTATTACTGTAGATAAATATGCAGAAGCAGAATTGATATTAAAAGAACAAGTGCATGAAGCACTAAACGAGTTAGCTCAAGATGGAATACCTCAAAAATATAGAAAAGGTGATACAGGAGACCAATCAGACATGGACTCCACCACCCAATCTGAAGATTAGTAACTGGTCAGATAACTACAGGCGATTATCTCCTGAATCATCAGCAGAAGCTGGTGCATGGAAAACTGATAGAGCTCCTTATCAGAGAGAGATAATGGATTCATTCAATGACCCTGATATTCAAAGAATAGTATTTATGAAGTCTGCTCAAGTTGGAGCTACTGAGATTTTATTGAATGTCATTGGCTACTACATAGACCAAGACCCATCTCCAATGTTAATAATGCAACCTACATTACAAATGGCTCAAGCATTTAGTAAAGATAGACTTGCTACTATGATTCGTGATTCTGAGAAGATAAGAGACTGTGTTAAAGACCCAAGAAGCAGAGATAGTGGTAATACAGTTTTATCTAAGAAGTTTGCAGGTGGTAATCTAAACATAGTTGGTTCTAATTCTGCATCAGGACTTGCATCAAGACCTATTAGAATTGTATTAGCTGATGAGGTTGATAGATATGAACAGTCAGCAGGAGCAGAGGGAGACCCAATATCACTTGCAACTAAAAGAACAACTACCTTTTGGAATAAAAAGATATATATGTGTTCTACTCCAACAATAAAAGGACTATCAAGAATAGAAACTGCTTTTGAAGAATCAGATAAACGCTATTACCATGTACCATGTCCTGAATGTAATGAGAAGCAAGTATTAAAATGGAAGAATGTGGTTTGGGAAGATAATCAACCTGAAACAGCTACTTATGCTTGCGAACATTGTGGTTCAGTTATAGATGAAGCTAAAAAGCAATGGATGTTAAAACATGGTGAATGGATAGCATCAGAATCTAAATCAGATACAGCAGGATTTCATATATCAGAGCTATATTCTGTTTGGTCTACTTGGGCTGACATGGCTAAATCATTTTTAGAAGCTAAAAAGAATCCTGAGATGTTAAAGACTTGGATTAATACTGCTCTTGGTGAATCTTGGGAAGAACAGGGTGATGCTGTTGACCATGAAACATTACTAAGTAGAAGATTAAATTATGATTACACAACTATACCTGAAGATGTTTTAGTTCTAACTGCTGGTGTTGATACTCAGAAGGATAGATTAGAACTGCAATTAGTTGGATGGGGTAAAAACTATGAAGCATGGGTTTGTGATTACAAGATATTTTGGGGAGACCCAAATGCTATGAATGTTTGGTCAGACCTAGATGCTTATTTAAAGAAAAGATTTAAAACTGAATCTGAAAGATTGATACCTATATCTTGTTGCACTATTGACTCAGGTGGACATCATACCAATATGGTTTATCAGTTTACTAAACCAAGACAGTCAAGAAGAATATTTGCAATTAAAGGTTTATCAACAGCAGGTAAACCAATAGCTAATAGACCTACATTTGTTGGAAAAAATAAAGCTGTTCTTTATGGTGTTGGTTCTGATAGTGCAAAAGAAGCTATCTTTGCTAGATTATCTACTGAACCTGACACAACTACTTTGCATTTCTGCTCAGACCTAGATGAAGAATACTTTAAGCAGCTTACAGCAGAGAAAAGAATCACTAAGTTTGTAAGAGGAAGAAAAACTCTTGCTTGGAAGCAGATAAGACCAAGAAATGAAGCATTAGATACATTGGTGTATAACTTTGCTGCTATCTATATCCTGAATCCTAACTATGATTCTATTGAGAATAAAATACTTACCCAAGAGTCAAAACCAAGAGAAAAAACACAAAATAGACCACAAAAAGGCATAAATAGGGGTAATTTCGCTACTTCTTGGAAATAATTGCTGTTTTTTGCAAAAAAAAGGCACTTTTTTTACTAAAACTATATACATTTATATAAAAGTATATAAAATAGATGGTATACATTTTAATAAGGAGTTAAAAATGAAAAACTTAAAACAACAAATAGCAAACTACAAAACAATGACTTTTGATAGATACAGAAGAGTGAAAGCAGAGCTATTATCATTATCAGATAAAGAGCAAGCTGATTATTACTTTGAAACTATTGAGCCACTAGTAGATATTGAGCATGAAAGAAGTATGGCTTATGAATCTAAGCAAGAGCAAAAAGCATACAAAGATTCAGTAAAATTTTTATATATGATTGCAGACATTCTTTGGACTGGTACAGAAAGATGGTTAGATTCAAGAGTTGAGAAAACAATTGAGCAAGAGCTAGAAGGAATGAATAATGATGTTTTAGTTCAGTATGTAGAATTATTAAAGAATGGTTTTGGTAATAATTTATCAAAAACTGAAAAAAAATATCACATCGCTTATTGTGAAAATATTTTAGAAGCAAGGGGGGTGTAATATGAAATCATTAAAAAATCTTAAAAAATATTCTCAAGAATGGGATGAGGTTATGAATCTTGAACTAGAAATAGTTCAAGATGCATACAATTATGATGAGCATGGCAAGAAGGATGATTATTTATCAAATCCTGTTTATAGCATTAAAATACCAAACTATTGCACTGGTTATAAAGCAGAAAAAACTATGGATGGTTACCAGCCAAGTTATAATCAAAATATAAATAAATTGTTATATCCATTAAATTTGTTCCCTGATTCTAGTCTTGCAGACTATCCTAGACATGGAGATACAAAAAGAATTTTTTATCATAACTTGGAAAAAGCACAAGCTGCATTATTTTTTATTAAAAGTTATGCACAAGATTTTGAAGTAGTAGAATATATATAATCCCACCAAAATCACAAAAGGCTCTTAATTGAGCCTTTTTTATTTTTTGCCTTTTTGATATTGACAATAGCCTATTGCACATTAGTGTTAGATGTAGATATATCTAAAACATTTATGAGGTTTTTGCTTGAGCAACAAATTTGATTCAACAAATTATCCATCCCAAGTTCCTACTGAACTTCAGTTGGGAGACTTTTGGGCATGGAAAAGAGAAGATTTATCAGATGATTATCCAGTAGCATCTTATTCATTATCCTATGAATTTAACTTAATTGATGGTGCTACAGCTTCTAATTTTACATTAACTGCAACTGAGTCAGGTAATACATATATTATTGAAGCTACTAATACATCTTCTTACGCAAAAGGTAATTACAACTGGGTTTCTTACATGACTAGAAGTTCTGATTCTGCAAGAGTCAAACTAGAAGAAGGTTTTGTAGAAGTTCAAGATAATTATGCAACTACATCTGCTTCAGTTAGAAGTCATGCAAAAATTGTTTTAGATAGCATAGAAGCAGTAATTGAGAATAGGGCAAATATTGACCAATCATCTATGTCTATAGCTGGTAGGTCATTATCAAGAATGTCTATAGACGAACTATTAACTTTTAGAGATAGATACAAAGCTGAATATCTTAAAGAAGTTAAAATACAAAGAATTAAAAATAAACGTGGGTCAGGAAATACTATTAAAGTAAACTTTGGTAGAACCACTGGCTCTAATCCTAAGAGCTACACA